TTCTTTTCATAACCTTTCCAGCACTTTTGTGCTTTTTCATCAATTGACGATTGACTTGATTGAAGTGGTTCTGCTTTGATAATATCTACAGACTCATATTCAGTTGCTTGGAAATCATCTCTCCAATTAGAGAATTCATAACTTTCTTTTTTAGTCTTGTTGCCCCAGTTCTTGGCACCAACTTTACGGCACTTGACTAATGCACCAGATGCATATGCACTTGGCCAAACAGAATAGCGAGACTTGACCTTATGGTAGCAAGCATCTTTTGTGCCACTACCCTTACCCTTTCTATCTTTACCCTCTTCTACCATCTCACCTTGTGGTTCATAATGTGCTTTATCTAATGGAATACCTTGATCTTTCATCCGTTTGATGTCATTATCAGATAAAGTTTGTTTATTCTTTCTCAAAATCTTATCGCCTGGTCTGATCATATCACCATCATCACGATTTCCTTCATCAAGTTGTTCTAAGTCTGCTCTCCAGTTTGAAAATGATGCTTTCATGGTTTTTCTCTTTGGTTTGTCGGTTGCAACGTAAGTTGGTTTTGCAGCACCTGTTTTGGATTGTTGTCCTGCGTCTGCCTTTTTCTTTCTTCTGGATGCAGATTTTCTTTCTGCAGGTGTCATACTTTCATACTTAGAACGTGATACACACTTTGGTACACCTTCACCTGGTTCATCACTAGCACAGGTTCCACCTGTTGTGACGTTTACCCATCCACCTTTACCATCTTTAGACTTAGATCCTGAGAACCACTTGTGAAGCGTTCCTTCATTCATCTTATCAACATAACCAGCAGCAGCATCAGTATCGTGTGCTGTATCAGTAATCTTTGCTTGCATCCAGGCAGGAATATCTTTTTCCTTCTTACCCAGTGCTTTTCTCAACTTTTGGATGTTTCTTGCTGATTTTTTGAGTTGGCTTTGTGCCATTGCAACTTCATGGTCTTTCGATTCTGATACTCCTCCGCCATCAGAGCCCCCATTAGACCCCCCATTACCATTTGTACCATCACCGTTGCCATTTTTTTCTTCCTCCTTGTGTTCACTATCACGCATCAAATATCCTGTAGATGGCATAACGTGCCACCCCTTTGGAACTTTCTTACATTTTTTATCGGTATTACAATAGTAATACCCTTTCTTGCAAGACTTCTTTGCCATTACTTAGCATTCTCATCATTATTATTTAGAAAACCTTGTTTCAGTAGTTTTGATAATTCTGAAGTTGAACCAACAAACAATGCATTATTTGTAACGTTGTTTGGTCCCTTACTACTGTTATCTTCTTCCAAATCTTTGAGTTTCTTTTGCAGATCTGCCAACTTATCGGTAGTATCCGCAACACTCTTAATCAACTGACCAGCAACTTCATATGCTCTTGGACTTGCACTTTCACCTGCAAGTTCCATAATGCCATTAATTGCTTCTTGACCTTTTTCAATTAAGGAATATAAGTTTGCACGGGTATATTCATAATCTTTTGTAATGTCATTCTTATCCACTTTTGGTGGAACTGGTTTTATTGGTTCTGATTCAACAATGCTACTTTCAATATCAAGTGCTTTGTCAATGGACTCATAACTATCTTTCATGGGTATTAAATATCAGTTTGACGAGTTGGACTATAAGTTTTGCCGTCTCCAAAGAATTCCCACTCTTCATCAAATCCAAAGTTATCACCTGGAACAAGAAGTGGGGTGTCTGCGGCATCAATATTTCCATCATTATTTTTATCAACTTTAGCAACTGGTGTAACAGTATATCTCATTTCACGCTTTGCAGTTGCTTGATCAGTAGAGGAATATAGATCAACTTGAACCTTACGGATAAGACCATCGCTGCTATCTGCGATAGGACCAAACAGATATGTTTTTGCAGTAAAATTCAACGTATGAATAAGTGCTCTTCTTGTATCAAAAGAACCTTCATAATCATCTTGAAAACTTACAGAATCTAAAATAAATGGGACATCTTTTTTTTCTCCAATTGAATCTACTAAGTCTATAGTTAGATTAAAATGTGGTTGAAATACTGGTAGTATTTGTTCTAAGATTTGGAGAGAATCATCATTTAATTTTGAAAGAATATTAAGTTGAAATCCAATATTATATGGAACAGGCATAAAGACTTTTTTTATCTTGCTTCCATCATCGCAAGTTTTAAAAGTCTGAATAAGACTAGATTTTCTAGTGGAATCATAAGCAATAGATGTCATCTCAAATGACATCCTTGGCAAATTAATTTGAACTGCTTTATTTAAATCTGCCTGCTGTTCTAATCTTGCCAAAAACTTTTGAACAGGACCATATGCAAGTGGAACTTTTAAATCACTTATATCATTTCCACTTTTATCTTGATGGCGTATATGAATATCATTAAATAATGTTCCGAAAGATATAATTGTCTTTCTAATTATTTCGTGATAGTAATAAGTTCCTAGCATTAGAATGTTCCAAAGGGATTAGATTCACTGAAGTCTAAGATATTATCTGCCTCAAACTCAATGTCATCATTTTCACTATATTTATTGTATAAATCATCGTCATTGAAATTTTGTACTGCATATTCTGCTCCAGATTCTTTTCCTCTGATAGTTTCTCCAGGGAAGAATCCAAGTTGAGTAGAACCAATGCTGACATTAGATACTTTAAGTATCTTTGTATCTTGATCCCAATCTTTGACCCTTGCTTCAGTCTTAGACCGTTCTCCAACAACAACTTCATTAAAAATGTATGTTCCAAGACCACTGAGTCCTTCTGGATCTGAAATGGTAACTGTAGGAGCAGTTGTATATCCAAGTCCAGCATTGCCAACATAAATTGCTTTGACAACACTATTGCCAAAAGTATCGGTACCGATAGATGCAATACCAACAGCAGTTCCAACACCACTAATAGGAGGTGCAACTGTAACTGTAGGTGCTGTACCATATCCAACACCACCATCTGTAATCAGATATCCAATTACACCCTGACCACTAGATACAATATTACAAGTTGCTGCAGCACCAGTTCCACCACCACCAGAAATTGTAATAGTTGGTGGAGAATTATATCCTTCTCCAGCATTGAGAAGTAGAATTTTTTCAATAGAAGTTACTCCTCCTATAGTGGTGAGAACTCCTACTGCTTCTGCTTGATCTCCACTTAAGTTTTCTGGAGCACTAAAAGTAATTGTTGGTATTGAAGTATATCCAGAACCATCATCATTCAAGAATATTTCACTTACATATCCACTTACATTAGATAGTCGTGCATCTGCTGTAGCAGTTCTACCAATACCAAGAAGTTTGAGGGTGGAAATTACACCTTCCTCTTGAACCTGAGTATCAATCTCTTCAATACTAGTTTCAATGACTTCATCTTCATATTCAAAGAGTTCACATTTTAATTGAAAGACATAATTTTTTCCTAATTGATAGAAAGGATCTTCATGTTCTACAAATTTTACTTCAAATAATCTTTGACCTAAAGGAAAATAAACTAAATCACCTTCTCTGGGTCTTGATGGTGTTGGTAGTTCACTATCTTCAGTTCCATCATCAATGCTTACCATAAATGGAGCAATAAAATCCTCAAATCTTTCTTTTGAAATTGTAAGTATTAATTCATCTCTTATACTTACACCAAACTTTGTTAAGATATCTCCCGCACCACCATATCCATCATATGTATTAACATATCCCTCAATTGAAAAATTATCATCAAACTTAGATGTTTGTACTTCCTCAATAACTGTCTTTCTATTTACAAATTTTCTTGGAATATATGTTACTTCTACACCATGAAATCTCAGGTGCTCATTAACGAGATCTTGAACAAGTCTCTGCTCAGACTGTGTGCCTTGGAGAAAAAAGGGATTAAGAGCCATTATCCAATAAAGTCTAAGGGTGGTAATTCATATTCAGACATCATTCTTGCTTTAATATCTGATAATTCGGATTCTCCCTGCTGAAGAATTTCTCCACCGTTCAGTTCAATTCCGCCAGGAAGTTTTACTCCTCTAAACTTACTGAGGTTTCTTCCCCATTGTCTCTTAATAAGTGCAGTAAGATATTGCTTCATCCAACTATCATTATAAATTTGAGTAAATGATTCTGGATCTAATGCTCTATAACACTCAATAACAATAAATTCTCCTGCTGGTTGAGAACCCCAATCAATATCGAGATACAATCTGTCCTGTCTTTTATTGAATCTTACTTGTTTTTCTGGAGTTAATAAGAAATCAATGTCCTCAAGATAACTCTTAGTCATTGCATATTGTAAAAGTTCAACCGAATTGAAATAATATAAGTCATTCAAGAACAATTGATACTTGATACTAAACATTCCACCAGAAATGGAACTAGAATCAAATTTAAAAATCTTTTCAATACCAATTACTGAGTCTGGAACCTGAATATAATTTTCTGTTTCGTAAAAATTATATGTTCTATTTGAAGTATCAGTGGCAGTAGTAGTAACAATTCCTACACCATCTGTACCCTTTCCTTTACCACGATTTACATCGTCTTCGGTAATTTTATACTTAAGATACATCTTTTCAACTCCGTCGTAATGACGTTCGTTGAAATATTGAATGGCATCATCAACTAGATCATCAATCTGGTCTTCATCCACGTTAATTTCTAAAACGGGAGCACCAAGTTGACGTAAACAGTAATCAATTAAACCTTGTCTAGTTGATGGCTTTGCCATATTACTCCTGTGCTTCTAACTTTGATTTTAATTCGGCATTTTCTTGCCTCAGTTCTTCATATTTTTCACGAAAGTCTTGAGATAAGGTAGTCAGTTTTGCCTCAAGAAGTACATTTTGATTTGTTAATGTTGCTAATTTTGAATTATAAAGTTTGACAAGAACATTTACATCCACTTCACCTTGATTGTCCATATTATCAGAAAGTACCTCCATCGAGAGTGTCAGTCCAGTGTGGTCTATCAGTATATATCACACCAACACTATCAGGAGATAAAGCTAAGTCATCTATAAATCCATTTGCACCTTCTTTTCTCAAATTATCTGATGTATTGAATGTTCCTTCAACACCAACAAGTGGAACTACCGCAGCGTTACTTACAGCACTTTCAACAACGCCAAAAGCATTTGAAGTATCTTGCTTAACAATATCACCTTTTGCTAAAGTAACATTTCCAGGAAGATTCAAAACCCTTTTCGAAATTGCAGTCATTACTTGCTTAGAAGCAGAAACTGCAGAGGATGGTGCAATTGTTGAAGTTTGAAGACCATCAACATCAAAATAAACCATTCCATTGTGATTAAAATCACCAGTCTGGTAATAGATACCTTTAATATCTAAGTATCCTCTTGTTCCACTTACAAGACTGTTTGTAATAGTTGCTTCTGGAATATAAGTCCAAGATCTGTTTGTTGCTGCACTTCCAACATTTCCTTGGTCAATGTATCCAAAGAAACCAGTTCTATTGCCAGTGCTGCCACCGCCAACTTGTGATTGACTATCATTATATGCAAAAGAAATACCTCTATCAGTATTGGTATCGTATGCGTGAGTGATAGTTAACTGAGTTAAAGTCGAGATGCCAGAAATGGTAGCATCTTGTAAAGTAATTACATTACTTGTAGAATCATATGATGCAACTGTATTAGCAGCACCTACATTTAAACCTGGATCACCAGATACAATATCACCAGTATTAATACCAACAACAGAATCCAATCTGATAGTGCTAACACCAGAAACAACCGTTGTCATTACGGTTCTTTCACTAGTTAAATCACCAATATGAAAAATTGGATCATTTAAAGTAGAAACAGTTGAGTTGATTGATGTTGTTGTACCATCAACTTGAAGACTACCTTTAATAATAACAGTACCTTCATTACTCAGTCCATCAGGATATGGATCTAAGTATAAAATATCACTACTATCAATTGTAGATATAATATTGTTTTCAATTTTGACATTATCAATGATAGAAGCACCTTCAACATTGATGGTTCCTCCAACATTGAGGTTTTTCTCAATGCCAACACCACCCTCAACAATCAGAGCACCAGTGTCTTTATCGGTAGACTCTGTTACAATATTAATTCTTACATCAGCACCGGTGAAAGTTAACTGATTAACACCATCTTCGTCATATTCAATTTTTGCATCCTTATCATCACCAAATGACAGTTGTGTATCATCTGGAATATTAACCTCACCAGCACCACCAGCACGAAGTACAATATCACCATCAGTATCTGTTGATAAAATTGTATTTCCATCAATTCTAATATTATCTACGTTCCACTGATCAACTTTAAGTGATTCGATTCCACCTAATCCAGTATTTACTGCTGGAGCAAGAACAGCAACAACACCATTATCCGAATTTCTTGTATTTTGAACACCACTAATAGCACCAGGTTGATGCTCCATCATTGAGGTGTAATAATATCCACCTACAGGATTGGCATTAGTACCATCATCTCCTAAGAAAACCCTATCCTTATATTGATTAAGTCCACCATAACTACCAATACCGGTTACATATCCAAGTTCACCCCACTGCAGGCTTGATGGTTTAGAAGTGCCTGAGGATCTCTTGATCCTAATAATACTTGCCATTTTAGAAGCTTCCTCCGTTAATGTCTAAATTCTGCGTTGCACCTGGGGTAAGCGTCAGTGTAGCATCCCATTTTTTTGTGCTGCCATTATAAACAAGAACCATGCCATCTAGTAAATTCTCAGCATTAATATCATTCAGTTCAGATAATTTTGTAATTTGAGTAGTACTAGAAAGCGAGGAAATAACCTTTGTTGCAGGTTTAGGTCCTACTCTGACTTTAATTTCGGCTCTATCAACCGTAATGGACATTTATATGCAGTTCAGGATTGTAGAAATATTTATATTCCTTCAAGTCCCAGTCCAGCAACTACTTCTTGTTGCTTCAAATAAAGTTTTGCATAAGATTTTGCAATATCTCTCATTACAGAAATACTATCACAATCATCCAATTCATTTGCTATCTTTTGATATGCAAAACTTTTTGAAAGATTTCTCAATTCAATTTGATCTGGATCCATTAGTAAGCTCCCGTAGTAAAGATTTGATTTCTTCTATATCAGACTTAATTGTATCAAGTTCTCTTCTTTCATTCTGTTTCAAACGCTTCGTTTTCATGTATCTATCATAGTTACTTTTGTCTGTATTGACAATAGAACCAGTATTCCTGTCTCGGTACAAATTTTGATGTCCCTCAACAGGAATTAAATCTTCATATTCTGGATGTTCCATATTATGCAAGTGCAATACATCTAAAGTCTTTCAGTTTAACTGGAGTAGACTCATTGGTAGAGGAGGTAACTACCTTAATACTAAATCCATCAAATTGTTCCAAATTATCTACTGAGAATTGGTATTCTGAGAAAGTATCTGGATTATTTGGTGCCATCTTAGCATCTGGTCTTCCACTATTCTTAGTTATGTCAATAATTTGATCTCCATATCCATCACCATCAGTATCATTAGTATTATCAAAACCAGGGAATGGTGTGAATGATTGATCAATTTCTGCAGAATCTGCTCTATGAAGTCTATACAGAACTCGCATATCTGCACTTTCTTGAACATTTGCTGCAATAAGAACTTTTAAACTACTTGCAGGTTGCTCAAGAGATACCATTTGTGTAACAAAAACAGTACTATGAGGATCATCATCTAAAGTATTTGCTCTAGCATCTAAAACATAATCTGCAATTGGATTATTAATTTTATTTCTACCGAGAACAAAAGTTGAATTCTGAATATCCATCACTGGAGAAAGATTTTTATCTCTAGATTCAAAATCAATACGTAGTGTTAATGATTTATTTCTGGGTAGAGATGTAAGTTGTTCTTTTTCATTAACTTTAGATGCAATTAATCTAGGAGTATCAAAATGCTTCACTTTATTAATAGTGATTGGTTCATAACCCTGGTCAATGAATGAAACTTCATTTCCACCAGCACTAGTTCCAGAAATAGTTCTTACCAACGCTTTGATTTTAGTTCCTTTTCCTGGAGTAATGTAATTAAACTGTGGAGTAAGAGAACTGAATTGATAGTTTTGTGAAATTCCAACACTGTTACCACCAACTGCTTTCTGTCCAGCAAAGTTTAACATGCTTCCACCAGAATCTCTGCTAGAATAAGAAGTATTTCTATTAAATCTCAAATAATAGTGGTCAATATTATCATTTTCATTTACATAATAAATTGGAGGCAAATCAAGAGTTGTATTAATTCTTCTTAAGTTGACTCCACCAATTTCATATGATTGAATAAAGTCTTCACTACTATGTGCCGACTGAGTTGTACCATCAACTCCCCTAGAAATAATAGTTAGAGTGCCAGAATTGCCCGAAGTATTGGTAATTCCACTATATTGAACAATTTCATTTGCAATTTTTGCATATCCACCAGAAGTTGTAATACCCTCATAAGTAGCAAATGGTCTTGTATCTGCAACCGAAACAATAGTTGCATTTCTCTCAAAATCAGCAATAATTTTTACTTTTTCTCTATCTGGTTCTACTTCAACAATTTCCACATCATTATTTGCACCATGATGTGCATGATTGTATTGAACAATCTTCATAACGTTACCATCAAATCTTTCGTCAAGAGTCAATGAATCCTCAACAACAAAATTTGTAGAACCCTGTACTTTACTACTTGTATCGTAATCTGTAACAAATCTTTCAAGACGTGCGCCTGTTGGGAAGTGTTCACCTTGTACATTGGTAAGATACAGAGTACTGGTAACACCAATGTTGTTAACTGCAAAAATTGCACCAGTTCCCTTTTGAATACTTGCCGTTGTGATTCCTAACAAATCTCCAGAAGAATACCCTTCACCAACATTAATAATATTAATTTGAGTAACTTCACCACTCG